ACCCCAACAGCGAGTCAGCCAAGGAATACCGCGAAAAGAACATGAAGCAGAATGAGCGGGCCGCTACCCCAGTCGCTGAAGACAACGACCTACCATTCTAAGATTCTCGGCTGTCTGTGTGTGATTGAATGGGGGTTGAGGGACATTGTGTTCCTCAGCCCCTCTTCTTTCGAAGCCGAGGCGAATGGAAAGCGATACACCTTCCACGCATGCATCATCGAACACTTCAACACCATGGTAGATATACCTGTATTTGAGGAGGACTTCTTAGTGATGTGCATAGCAAACAAGTCAGGTGACAACACCATCGTGCTCACCCATGATGACTGCAAGGAGGTAATGGGAACGTCTGTGGACTTTCACTGGGTGGCAGGATTCATAAAGAAAAGAATGAGCGTCACCGTTACCAATGAACAAAAACAGCCTACCGATTTACTACGTTGAACTCACCGTGACATACAAGCACGGAAAGAAAGAGATGACAAAGGACGTGTGGTGCATAAGCCACAGCACGGATGTGCTTGACATCATGGACGACCCCCTGTCAGTCTCAACCATGGAGAGGCAGATATACTCCTCTACATACAAATCTGAAAAAAGAATCACAATTAAAAAAGTACGGACATGGAAACAACTCGGAATGACGAACCACAGCAGGTAGACATGGTCAACAGCCCCAATCACTACAGGTCGTTTCCCAAAGAGACATGGGAGATGATGATTGACATCTGGGGTGTAGACAACTTCGTCGTATACTGCGAGATAAACGCCTTCAAGTACAAGATGCGTGCAGGTGAGAAGCCCGGCCAGTCAGTTGAGCAGGACCTGCAAAAGGCTGAATGGTATCTGAAGAAGGCAAACGACTACAGGAAATGAAAGTAACCCTGTATCGGTCTATCCACGACACGGATAAACCATACCATATCCATATGGACGTGGCGCTGGACAGAATCCAGCAGGGCAAGTCCAAGGACACCGTAGAGCGGTTCCGTACGAGCAGGGAACGGGAGGATAAGATGTCCCTTCCCGTGGTGCTGTGGAGCGGCACGTTCAACAAGCGCTCCGACAGCGAACTTGTGGAGCACAGCGGATACATAGTCCTTGACTTCGACCACATCGACGTTCAGGCTGGGAAGACGCAGGTGGGTTCCGACCAATACGTCAGAGCCTGTTGGGTGTCCCCTTCTGGGGATGGACTCAAGGCCCTTGTGAAGGTCACCAACCCTGAGCGCCACAGAGACCATTTCAGGGCTATCAAGGCATACTTCAGTAAGTCGTATGGGCTGGAGGTAGACGAGACGGGTATCAACGAATCACGGGCTTGTTTCGAGTCATATGACTCAGACATCATCGTCAAGGACGAGAGCACCCCGTTTGGAGGCCTGATAACCAAGCACAGCGAGGAACAGACTCCAAGCCAGCCATATGTCTACACAGACTACATGAAGCTGAATCTGGCCGCACGTATGATTCGTCAGGCACAGGACGGGGAGAAGCACAGCACGCTGCTCAAGGCCTCACGCCTGTGTGGTGGGTATGTGTCTGCTGGGCGCATGGAGGAGGAGGAGGTCATCAGAGTTCTGTTCCGTGAGATACAGAAGCGGGACATAGACTCCGAGGAGCATGCCCTCACCACCATCCGTGCAGGACTGGAGGCGGGCAAGAACGCTCCACTTCGGGACATCATCAACGACGAGAAGTCGGTCACACGGGAACTGCTCATCAACGATGGGGACATGTCGTTCATCTCGTCAGACGACTCTGACTATAGGATGATTGATGACTTTGTCAATGGAAAGATTCTGATTGGTCTGGACACAGGGGACCCCAACCTCGACAAATACTTCAGGTACAAGCGAGAGTTCGTCATCATCAACGGCCACAGCAACGTGGGCAAGACGACAATGGCGCTATACATGATGGTCAATGCCAGCCGTAGACATGGGTGGAAGTGGGTGCTCTACTCCTCTGAGAACAGCACGTGGTCAGTCAAGATGACGCTGATGGAGTTCGCCACGGCCATGCCCATCAAGACTCAGAATTACGAGCAACGCAAGGAGGCATACCGCTGGGTCAATGACCACTTCACTATCATCAACAACAATCAGGTGTACAGCTACTCTGACATCATCCTATTCATGGAGAAGGTACGCAGGATTCAACACGTGGATGCTGTCTTTGTAGACCCGTACAACAGCCTAAAGATTGACCTCAAGAACACGGCCATAGGCGTCCATGACTACCACTACGAGGCAGCCTCAGAGTTCCTGACGTACAGCACGGCCAATAATATAGCCGTGTGGCTCAACATGCACGCCGTGACGGAGGCCCAGAGACGCAAGGGCGACGATGGTCTCCCGATAGCCCCGTATGCTGAGGACACCGAGGGCGGTGGCAAGTTCGTAAACAGGGCAGACTGCTTCATCACCATCCACCGCAAGGTGCAAGCCCCTGACATGCAGACACGTAGGACCACTGAGCTACACGTCAGGAAGGTGCGTGAGGTGAAGACAGGTGGGCAGCCCACACCTCTGGATGAGCCAGTCACGTACGCCATGAACCCGACCATGACAGGATTTAGGGCGCTGAGCACTGGTAACGAACTGTTTGAGCCCATAGGCCTGGACTTCACGAGATACCAAGTATTTAACGAATGATATTATATAACCATAGCTGTATTATATATTTGTGGTCATGCATAGAAAAAAAGGGTCGGGTACGACTCCTCGTGCAAACACAAGGAAGAGACAGCTTGGGAAGTATAAGTCTCAGTTAGAGAAGTACTGCGCTGAAAGACTTCAGCAGGAAAATCTAAACTTTATGTACGAGGGCAGGGAGTACGTGCTGCAAGAGTCATTCAACTACAACGGGGTGTACTACAAGATGACAAGAGGGAGCAAGGACCTCGTAAAGAGAACCAACTCACACATCCTCCCCATCAAGTACACACCAGACTTCGTAGGAACTGAATACAACTTCGTCATAGAAACCAAGGGTTTCATACACGAACAGCATACCTTTCAGCTCAGATGGAAGATGTATTTGGACTACCTTTGTAAAAGCGGGGAACCTCTCCCCGCTCTTTTCTTACCCAAAAATAAGCAGCAGGTAGACGAGTGCATTAACATAATTTTAGATTTAATACACGATGAACGAATACAAACTCTCGGAGATGTACGCGATGGCCACTCAAAAAATGGCAGACGCGGTAACAGAACTCTACGAAGACCTTCACAATCAGGACGGCAGACCGATTTTCAAGAGGGAGAAGATTTCTGAAGGGATGGCTAAGTTTAGAAAGGCTGTCACTTTGGAGATTGACCTCGTAAAGCAGGCTGCGCTTGAGTTCCAGGGCAAGTAAGTTCAAGTCTTCCATGGCCGTAGGCCTGAAGGGGGAGGTCATGTGGGCGGAGCACCTCGCATCAAAAGGACACGATGTGGTGTTCTCTGACGCTGGGGTAAACTATTGGGACCTTATGGACTCGATGGGCAACTACTACGAGGTGAAGCTTGACGAGAAAGCTATGTACTATGCAAAGAAGCACAACAGGCCTCCCAACATGTTCCTTGAGTACTGGAGCACCAAGAGGAACAGCTTCTGCGGTGTCATGGTACTGGAGGTGGATTTCTTCGTGTACATAATCAAGAGCCTTGAGAGGCTATATACAGCGTATGTATTTGATTATCCGGTATTTCTGAATCACCTGTCCGTCACAAAATACCCATCAAGAGATAATAGTTCCACTGGAGACAATAATGCTCTTGGGTATGTCGTTCCTATAGAGACGTTGACAAAATCTGAAGAAACAGGATTCATAAAATCTGTCATTCTTTAGTATCTTGCAAGCCGTTTCTCTCTAAAAAACACATCATGAAAAACACAGATTCCCACGCGATTCCGTGGGGGGAAGTAGGTTACCCCGTCTTCAAAAGAACCTACGCAAGGGCAGTTGAAAACAGGACCGAAGAGTGGCCAGAGACAGTTGAGCGAGTCGTCAAGGCATGCAACGAGCAACTGGGCTGTGGCTTCTCTGACGTCGAAAAAGATGAGCTGAGACACATAATGATGTCTCTTAAGGGAACTGTGGCTGGCAGGTTCCTTTGGCAGCTTGGTACCGAGACCGTGGACCGCCTCGGTCTCCCCTCGCTTCAGAACTGCGCCTTCGTAGTCGTAGACAAACCCATCAGACCATTTACGTGGGCATTTGAGATGCTCATGCTGGGCAGTGGTGTTGGATTCAACATCCAGCGAGAGAACGTGGGTGAACTTCCTAACCCTCTTCCTAATGTGACCATCACACGAATGGACAAGAACGATGCTGACTTCATCGTTCCTGACAGCAGAGAGGGCTGGGTGGAACTCCTCAGACGTGTCCTCGAGGCTTCTTTCGTGACCGGAAAGGGGTTCACCTTCGCCACACACCTCATCCGCTCTAAGGGCTCTCCAATCAAGGGCTTTGGGGGAACGGCATCAGGACCAGAGGACCTGGTGTGGGGGATGATGGAAATCAACAAGCTGCTCAACGCCAAGGAAGGCGCCCAGCTGTCCCCAGTGGACTGTCTCGATATCATGAATATCATCGGTAGAATCGTGGTGGCTGGCAACGTGAGACGCTCAGCACAGATTGCTATCGGTGACCCTGACGATGTGGAGTACCTGAGCGCCAAGCGATGGGACCTTGGTAACATCCCTAACTGGAGGGCTATGTCCAACAACAGCGTTGTGTGTGGCAACATAAACAACCTGCATGAGTCGTTCTGGGATGGGTACAACGGCAACGGAGAGCCATACGGAATCATCAACCTCGATGCTACCAGACGCATGGGGCGCACAGGTGAGACCCAGTACCCTGACCCAGAGGTTCGTGGATTCAACCCATGTGCAGAGCAGGGCCTCGCCAACTTCGAGACATGCTGCCTTGCAGAGATTTACCTGCCCAACATAGAGTCCTACGAAGAGCTGAAGAAGGTGGCTCGTTACCTGTACAGAATAAACAAGCACAGCCTCGCCATCAAGTGTGCCGTAAAGGAGACAGAGCATATCGTACACAGGAACATGAGGATGGGTATCGGGGTTACTGGTTACCTTCAGGCCACAGAAGAGCAGCGTACATGGCTTGACCTGTGCTATGTGTATCTTAGAGAATATGACAATGAATACTCTAAACTTGCTGGATTCCCTCGCAGTATTAAGCTCACCACGGTTAAGCCCTCTGGAACACTTAGTCTTCTCGCTGGCGTTACACCAGGAGCACATCCTGCCTATAGCCAATTCTACATCAGGAGAATTCGAATGGCCTCAGGTAGCCCTCTTGTTAGAGCAGCAAAAGATTCTGGTTATCCAGTAGAGTTCGTAAGGAACTTCGACGGGACGGAAGACCATGGCACGGAGGTGGTAAGCTTCCCCTGCAAGTTTCCCCAAGGGACAACTCTGGCCAAGGACATGACAGCCATCGACCAGCTGGAGGTCATCAAGAGACTTCAGAAGGAGTGGTCTGATAACGCTGTGTCCGTGACCATCTACTACAGACTCCATGAACTGGAAAACATTAAGCTATGGTTGAGGGGCAACCTGCATATGGTGAAGTCAGTTTCGTTTTTGCTTCACAACGAACACGGGTTTGACCAGGCCCCACTGGAGGAAATCACAGAGGAGAAGTACCTCGAGATGTCGTCTATGGTCAAGCCATTGGTATCTATAGACGGCATTGGGTTTGATGATGTGGACATCGCTGACT